TTGACTAATAAAAATGAAATTAAACTTTTTCAAAACCGTCAAATAAGAACCAAATGGGATTCTGAAATAGAAGATTACTATTTTTCAGTAATTGATGTTATAGCTGTACTTACAGAAAGTAAAAATCCTTCTCAATATTGGAGGACTTTAAAATCTCGTTTAAAAGAGGAAGGTGGGGAAAGTGTTACAAATTGTAACAGGTTGAAAATGCCTGCAGCTGATGGTAAATTAAGGTTAACAGATGTAGCAACTACTAAACAATTATTGAGAATTATTCAATCAGTACCTTCACCTAAAGCAGAACCGTTCAAACAATGGTTAGCACAATTAGGAAAAGAAAGACTTGATGAAATAGCAGATCCAGAACAAGCTATTGAAAGAGCAATACATACTTATCGTAATAAAGGATACTCTGAGGAATGGATTAATCAAAGATTAAGAAGTATTGAAATAAGAAAAGATTTAACAAATGAGTGGAATAAAAGTGGAATTGATGAGGGTATTGAATATGCAATATTAACTAATGAAGTTAGTAAAGCATGGTCTGGAATGACTACTCGTGAATATAAAGATTATAAAAACCTTAAAAAAGAAAGTTTAAGAGATAATATGACTAATACAGAATTGGTTTTAAACATGTTAGCTGAGGTAGCTACTACTGAAATTAGTCGTAATGAAAATCCTAAAGGTTTAAATGAAAGTAAACATGTTGCAAAACGCGGAGGGAATGTTGCAGGTAATGCAAGAAAAGATTTAGAAAGTCAATTGGGTAAAAAAGTTATTAGTAAACATAATTCTAATAATCCTGATTTATTGGATGATTAATTAATGAGTAATAAAATAGACTTAATAGTATGGAAATAAAATAGAAGAACAATTAAATGCAAAATAAGTAAATTATGTATAAAGTGTAGGTGGTCGTAGGAATGGCAGTTCCTCACACCTAACACTGGCTACGATAAAAAAAGTCTAACCTAACAAGTGAGAAAATTTTTAGTAACCAATTTTAATATATGGGTAGAGAATATATTTAAAATTTATTGAAAAATAAGTAAATGTAATTCCTAGTTGATGAGGGGGTCTGTGATGCGGCAACATCTCGCCTCTCAAAAACTAGAGGCTACAAAAAAAATAGTACACTAGATGAGTGATATAATTTTAGTAACCAATTACTATTTTTATAGAGATTACTATTTAATATTTACTAAACTTAATAATGTTATTAATAAATTAAATAGGGGATTTTAGAAGATTATTCTAATTTCTTTAATGAAATAGACTTTGTCTCTACATCAAATTCCCATATTATTGTGTCTCCTTTGTCAATTCCATAAACATCAGTTATAGTTTTTGGAATAGATATAAGTTTACTTCCTCCATGTTTTTGGACTTTACTAGTAAATGTCACTTTCATAACCTCCTTTATGGTAATTATTATTATTTATAATATTATATATATGGTTATTAATATTTATATTTAAGTGGGTATAAATCAAACAAAAATACAAACATTTATAAATATCAAAGTTCAAGTATTAATTAACAAGTTAGAATTTGGAGCGGCAACTCCGAATGATAATTTGAAAAAATCTAGATGAGTGATAAAAATGGATAAGATTGAAGTTTTTGGAAGGTTAACTTCCAAAGAAGAAATTGAACATGTATTTTTAAAAGCGAAAAAACTTCAGGCTCAAAACAGAGTCTATGAAGAAGAACTCCAAAAATTCAGGAGTGTAGGCGTATGAGTTGCGAATACAACAACTCAATGCACACTATAGAACCTGAAGAGGTTGATGTTTGCTTCGATGAATTTGAACAACTCCTCCTCAGTGAGGATTATGAGTCACAAGAAGAACTCAATCATAGATTAAACGAGGAATATTTCCAAGTTTATGAACTCACTAACGGAGGGTTAGTATGATTTTAGATTTTGAGGAATTAATGGAAATCAAGTATAATGATTACCGTATCGATGCTGAATTAGAAGAACTAGCTAAGGAGTGTGAAGATGATGATTGAGGATTTAAGTAAGAATATTAGTGCAATGAGTATTTATGAAAAATTAGCTAGGATACAAGAGGAAGTAATGAATACTTCATTTAGTAAGAGTGGGGAGAATAAGTTTCAGAAGTATGATTATTTTGAGTTGGAGGATCTTCTTCAAAAAATCATACCTTTAACTATTAAATATGAAACAACTATCATGTTTAGTTTTACTGAGCATGGTGTGTTAAAGTTAAAAGATTGGAATCCTGAGAAAGGTGAGGTTAGTATCAGGGTACCGTTCCCTGAACTTGAAGCAATTAACAGGGGTACTAATAAAATTCAGTCTACTGGGGCATACATCACTTATTTAAAGAGATATCTGTTGATGAACATGTTTCTTATTATGGAGAAGGATATTGTAGATTCAAACACTAATAATACCGGTGTAAAGGAAACATCTAAAAAAGAAGTTTCTGAATCAGTAACTGGTGATCCAGTACAGAAAGTTATGGGGTATATTCATAGTAAGGATAAAACAATTGAGATTACTCCTTTAATGGTTAATCAGAATCGTATGAAGATGGTGAAATCTGGTGATTTAACTAAAGATGAATCTAAAATAGTTTTCGAATGGTTTAAAAAACAGGAGAAGGAGGCTAAAACATAACCTCCAATAATCCTGTTTGTGTGGAATTAGTTTTCGCACAATTTAAAGCATCAGGCAGTACTGGTAGTAATACTGTGAATTATGATGATGTGGATGGTTGGTGGTGTAGCTGTGAAGACTTTCACTACCGTAAACATGAGTGTAAACATATAAGAGAATGTAAAAAGATTTTGAGGGGATTATTTTATGAAGAGTGTTGATTTTCCTGAGGCTGTTTCTGCTAAGGTTACTAGTCGTTGTAAGAAGCTTTTGGAGAAGCATAATATTTCTGTTCGTTCTGCTGTGGAAGTGGGGTTAAATACGTTGCTTTCATCAAAAGGGAGATTGGAGTTTGAGATTATGGAGTTGGATAAGGAAATTCGTGAGGTGAAGCTTGATTTGATTGCTTTGGAGATGGAGCGTGATCAACTTTTGGGTAAACTTGAAGGTTTACATTCTAGCGAGGAACCTGCGGAAATCCACACGTGTGAACATGTGTACAAATGTAAACAAATGTAAACAGCAACAGAATCAATTTGAAAATGTAAACTTTAAAGTTTACATATAATTTTTTTTAAATGGAGTGCAAACATTATGAAAAAATCAGTAACATTAACAATTGATTCCATGATATGGGAACAAGCAAAAGAAAAATTACCTCAAAGCAGAAGCGAATTTGTCGAAGAACAGTTGAGAAAAGCAATAGGATTGTCTGATGATAAAGAAACAGAACTAAGAAAAAAAATTGCAATACATCAGGATGAAATAAATGTGTTGGAATCACAATTATGTAAAATACGTGAAGAGAGATTAAAAAATGAAAAACAAGATAATGATGAATATGGTAATGCAATGGATACAGTTTATCGTATACATGAACGTTTAGGTTTTGTTGGGAAAAATCAGCTGAAGAATATCAGCAAACAACAAAAAGTGTCTTTTGATGTATTGGTGGGTTGTGTAATTAATGAAGGATTAAAATTAGTAAACTATGCTGAAGGAGTGAAATAATTCATATAAAAAAAGGTGGAATCATGAAGGATGTATGGCATGAGGTATTAAGAGATAAGCATGAGAGTTTTAAATGGAGTTTACTTATAGACACGGCAATTGAAACCGTGAGGAAGCATAAGCAGGATTATCTGTTAAGTAAGTATGGTGTAGCGGAACCAAGTCAAAGACAACCCACACGGAATAAAAAGGAGATCCAAAAATGAGTTGTAATGATATACTTGAAAAATTAGAAAAAGAAGGAATAATATCTGCTGAAGGAGTAATTGATTCTTATCTGTTATGTAAACATGCTGAAGAATTATTTGGAAAATCATACCTAAAAGAACATAATATAGTGTTGGATGATGATAAAAAAGAAGCAAAGATATGTAAAAAAGGAAGTTGATAAAAATGAAAACATTGAAGTTTAAACCGTATTTCTTTGAACCTTTAAGAAGTAGGAAAAAAATGGCTACAATAAGAAAATCTGATAAAGGATTGAAAAAAGGTGACCTTGTAGAATGTTGGTTTGAGGGGACGGGTTTTTGTCTGCTTCGGGTAGTACGGAGAGTTGAACAGGTTAAATTTAAAGATTTGAAACATAATCATGCTTGGTTTGAAGGTTATAGGTATGTTGATTTGTTGAAACATGAGTTAAAAAGTATTTATCCAGATATATGTGGGGATACTGTTTTGTTTCAGATTATATTTGAAAGACCAACACTACCATTACAACCTTTCAAAATTAAATAGGAGGATATTGAAAATGAATAATGAAGAAATTAATGAATTAACTGCCAAGATTGAGTCTTGTTGGGATGAGAATAATCCTGGTGATGTAAGAAGTTTTGATGAAAGGTTAAAACAGAAGTTAACTCCTGAGGAGTATGAGTTAATAACAAGTTGGAGATAATGGGGGGAGAATATAGTATGATGGATGGTTGGGTAGTTTTTAGTGTAAGTGTAATTATTAGTTGTTGTTTAGTGTTATGTCTTACTGATTTTTTTGATGATTAAGATAGGTTATATTGTAATCAGGAGTTTTTATGAAAGAAGTTAAAAAATACATGGAGGATAAATATGCATGATTGATGAGAAATTATTACTATATTTTATTAAAACAAGAAGCAGGGAATTTGAAGAACAATCTTTTACTATTCATAAAGAATGCACAGGTAGTTTGAGAGACATGGAGTATAATGATGTTATAATTCATAGTGTTAATCTTAATACTTTGATGAATGTTACTCGTATTCTTAATGAGTTGATTGAAATGATTGAAGAGGGTAAATTCAACACTTCTGAAAATTCAGTTTCTTGTTGTGGTGGAGAATGTGGAAAACAATAACTTTAATCTATATGAAAGAGTATACATTAGTTTAAGTAGAACAGTCTCCAATTTTGAATGCATAAATGAAGAATTAAAACAAGAAACTATAACTGAAGCATTAAAAAAATCACAAGTAATTAATGAATATGTGAAATACCAGGGTAAACTTTTACCCTTTCACATGTTTGTTTTTGAAGTGAAGAAAAACCTACTATCTAAAAATTTAGAAGGATGATTAATAATGTTATTGAAGAAAACATTAAATGATCCACAAACAAGATTCTACATCAGCAAATGCAAATATTGTGGCAGGATTTATATTAAATTTGAAAACAAAACAGGTTATTGTAGGGAAGCTTGCAGGACCTGGGCGGTACGTGAGCAGAAAGCAAAGTATCAACAAAAACGTAGGAAATTAATTAATGATGGGGAGTTAATTAGTAATGAGTTAAGGGAGCCAGGTACAACATTTCTTTCACAGCATGCTTTGAGTGATTTTGGTTTGGAGGAAAGAACTGTGAAAAGAGAATTAAAAAGAATAGGAGTAAAAATATAATGGAGAACATGGAAGATTTAAAGAAATTATACGAATATATTAATAATGAATTAATCCCAAAATATGATGGTTTAGAGAAGTGTACAATGCACATATTGCCTGATGTATTAGAAGCAAAGGTAGAATTTTTAATTAAAGCAAATGAAAACCTAGATTTTGATGATTTTGGTTTATTAAATTATTTAATTAATATAGATATTGTTAATGCTGCTTATGAAATATTAAATGAAGTTTATCCTCAGCCATATATTTATGTTTTGAGTAGATATTAATTCATTTCTTTTTTTTCTATTTTTCCACTCCTATATATTGAAGGGGATAAAATATTTTATAATTTTATCTTTTTTATGAAAAAAAATAAAAGACATTATTATAATTATATATGGGAGGATAATATTATTTGGATGCAACTACACTTTTTAAAAACCTGAAGCATACTGAAATAGAGTGTCCTTCTTGCAAGAAACATGAAAGGGACTGTAAGAAGGTTTATTATGATGAGTGGTGTGCTGAATTTGTTTGTAAAAATTGTGGTCTTGTAATAAAACACTTATAAAAAAATATTTTATCATATGTTATTGTACAATTAAGCTTTGCATTATCATTATTTGACAATTTAAAAATAATATTCTTATCCGTTTATTATTCGCTTTTCATTTATTATTATTCTTAAAAATTATTAATGGGAATGGTAGCAAATTTTTAATGAATAATAGAATGATTGGATTTTTTTCTTCATTAAAATATATAGGTATCCTCCAAAGATTAAATAATTAATATCACATATCTTAAAAAAAAATATTCTTCCCATAAATATAATATAAAATTTATCTCCTTTAATACATGTTCATGATGTTGGTAATAGCTTATTTTTAACTTAGTAACCACTCAAAAGTTGAGGGTGCAATTCCCTCCACCAACAATGTTGGGGTAGCCTAGCCTGGTAGGGCGTTAGACTGCTAATCTAATGATACACTAGTATCGCAGGGGTTCAAATCCCTTCCCCAACGTTTTTTTTAAAAACAAATTTTTTTTTAGGAGTGAAAATAATAATGACTAACTTCAACAACACAACATTAGCAATAATTGGAATAATAATTATAGGAATTCTAAGCACCTATATGGGAAACAACGAACTAGCAGCAGTAGCATTAGGGGGAATAGTTGGATGGATTTCAAGAACTTACACCTCCACTAACACTGGAGGAAACAATAATGACCCATAATCAGGTAAGAGATTTACATGAAAAATACTGTAAACAGGAATCTCGTATAAGTAAACTGGAAGCAAGTGATCAGTTTCAAAATAAGCAATTAGAAAAACTTATACAGAAAATGGATAAAAGTATTGAAATTCAAACAAAACAGTTAGCTATTCAGGAAGAACAAGCTAATGATGATAATCAATTATTTACTATACGTAGTGGAGTATTCATAGCAATTGTTGGTGCTTTAATTGTATTTTTGATTGATGGATTTCAGTTTGTTATTGTGAATTTCCTAAAACTATTATAAAAAACTAATAAAACTTTTTTTTTGTTCAAAATTCAAAACTAAACAATATTATATTGTTCACTATGAAAATAAAAAATCCCGTATTTTAAAATTTCGTGTTCAACAAAAAAGAATAAACATTACAATAATGTTCAAAAAAATATAAGGATGGGGGGATTATGACTGAAGCATGGGAAAGACAAAAAGGAGAACCAAGTAAAAGCTATTCACTGTTCAAAGAATACAGAGATTTAGGTTCCAAAAGAACATTCCCACAGATAATAAAGTTGAAGAAATCGGAGCATACTGAAGAAAAAAACATACCTTCACTAAGTCAACTAAAAACACTCTCTTCAAGATGGAATTGGGTTGAAAGATGTCGATTATATGATAATCATATGGATCAAAAAGAAAGAGAGTGGAACTATGAATTATTCAAACAAGGAAATGCTAAGTTTCAAGAATTCTTCAATGATGATTTTGAATTACTAAAAGAAATACAAAAAGAACTAAAAGAAAATAGTAATGAGAATGCTCCAACTACACGAGCAAATAGTTTTCTAAATCTAAATAAATCTGCGGAAATAATCTATAGAAATTTCAGACTAGCTCATGGTCAACCAACAGATATTAAAGATAATAATACTCAAATACAAGGAAGTATTGAAACATCCACCAAAGAAAATGATAATGTAATTCATATGAAAGACAAAGAATTAGAAGAATTACTAACCATTAACGATGATTTAGAAAAATTCACTGATGAATTATGAGAGTAGATTACAAGAAAATACACTTAGATCAACAACAAAAAAAGTTGATTAAAAGAACAATACTTGAAAACCCATACATTCCAGTAACCCCATATGACAGACAATTATATGCAATAGCAGACCGCCACACAAGAAAACTAATTGGTGGTTCAGCATACTCTGGTAAAAGTATGCTTGGAGCAGTATTAGCCTTACAACATTATGAAGTACCATACTACCGCTGCTTAATTCTACGATCTACTTATGATAATGTAATAGCAACTGGAGGAATAGTAGATTACCTGGACCATTGGATAGAACCATTCGATTACATAGAACACAATCAAAGTAAAAGATGTTTCATTAACCATGAAAATGATGCACGGATTTATTATTCATATATGCTTCTGGAAAAAGACAAAGAGAAATTCAAAAGTCGTGCTTATCATAAAATTATTGTTGATGAAGCTTCAGAATTTGAAAAAGTAAACCTGCAATTCCTGAATCGTAGTCTCAGAGGAACTGATAAGTTAATGACTTTCCCATTAGCAATTTACTATATTAGTAATCCTGCTGATGCAGATGGATCAACATACTTAAATGAAAAATTTGTTAAAGGACAATACCCTTTTTTTGAAATGAATTTCTGGCATAATCCATATATTGACAAAGAAAAATACTTAGCTAATTTACGTGAATTATCAAAAGCAGATTATCAGTATCAGATTGGTAATTGGGATTATGAAATAAGAGCTGGAGATGTATTTGATTATGATACAATTGAAGCAGCAACAATTAGCAAACAAGAGTTTAATGAATTATTAACTGAAAAGGATATTCTTCAAGAAGTAATTACCTGGGATATTGCAGCAACAGAAAAAAGTACTTCTGATTATACAGTATGTAGTTTTTCAACAGTATTACAAGGAAAAGTAGGTGTAGTGCATAATCAGAAAAGCACACAAAAAAAGCCAGGTAAGTTAGAACAATACATGACAAGAATTATGGATGAACATTCAGAGTATGATAATTGGATTGAGTATCAGCCTGCAGCTGCAGGTAAAATAGTTAAAAGATACTGGGAAAACGAATTCGAAGACTATCATCCTACTTTTATTCGTGTTCCTAAATCAAAATTAATAAGAGCAAGTAGAACTATACGGGGAATGAATAATGGACGGATATTATTTGTTCGTGGTAAATGGTTGAAAGATTTCATGAAACAAGCTGTGAAATTCCCATCAGAGAAAATAATAGCTGATGATGAAACAACACATGATGACCGTGTAGATAGTGTATCATTGTTACATGAAGGTTTATATCCTCAAACAAAACCTACAGTTTTAAGAAAAAGAAATCGTAGAAGGAGAAATTAATAATGGTTAAAATAGTTAAAAGTAACTTTTTAAGAGATTCAGTGATTAAAAGTGTTTTAAATGAATATGAAATTAAATCTCAAGAAATGAGTAAAGATGAATTAACATATGGTACAGAAGTAATTGACCCAGCATATGACCCGTTCCAATTAGATAAGTTGCGTGATATTAGTGGTTTGCATGATATTTGTATTACTGTTAAATGTGAAGATGCAATTTTCACAGGTAAAAAAATAATCTCTAAAGAAGGAGAAGAAATACCTGAAGGATTAGATGATTTTTTAAATGATTTTAATTTTGATGAGGAAATAGAATCATTTCTAGAAGATTTAGAAGCTTTTGGTTTTGCAGGATTAGAACTACTTAGGGAAAACGGGGAGTTGAAAAGTGTTAATCATGTAAGCAGTTTATACTTGAGAATGTGTCGTGATAAAAAACGTGTTGTACAAAAGATAGGGCATAAAGAAAATTATTTCAAATTATATGATCCTGACAATATTAAGCAATTGAATCGTGAAACTGGTTTGTGGGGGGATAATATTACAGATGAAAATCGTGCTAATGATTTACTCTGGTTTAATCTTAAAAGTAATGAAAGTCTTGTTTATGGTAGACCGAAATATTTGTCCGAGTTGGATGCTATTTTAACTGATAATGCTATTATTGAGTATCAGCAAGGGCATTTTAAAGCACATGGTATTCCGAATTATATTATTACTGTTACAGGTAATGTTGAGGAAAAAGAAGATTATACTTTTGATGATTTTGAAGAGGATTTGGAACAGGAGTTTCGTGAAGTGTCCAATGAGCCTGGAACTGCTTTAGTTTTCACTATTCCCAGTGAAGAAAATAATGTTAGTGTTAATGTTACTAAAATTGCTGATGAGAAAAAAGAAGGCAGTTTTTTAGAACTGTCAGGTAGTGTTGGTGATCGTATTCGTCGTATTCATCGTGTGCCTCGTGAACGTTTAGGTGATTCTGAGTCTACAGGTATTGCTAGTAATCGTACTGAAACTTTGCTTAAAAATTATAGTAAATCTACAGTAGCTACATTGCAAAAGAGGATGGCTAATTTGATTAATAAGACTATTATTCAAAAGGAATTTGGAATATTTACACATAAACTTGAGTATTTGCCTGTTAATTTTGATGAGGAAGATAAAGTATTGGATCGTGGAATTAAATTACTGCAAAATGGTGCAGTGACTTTAGGGGAGTTTGTTAATCGTTTTGGTGAATCTTTTGATTTGAAAATGAGTGAAGATGATGAGTATTATAATTGTAGGTTTATGAATAATCAGTCTTTGGATAAGGTTTTGTATGGTGATGATCCAATTGATGCTGAAGGGAAGTTAAACAGTTTGATTAATGATTTGGATAATGACATGAATTATTAGGATATGCAGAGTGTAGTGAGTGGGTGGGGGTTCTTTTTTTTGAATAATAAACAACAATTAGAATATTTGCTTAGGATTCGTAAGATTCGTGAAGTTATGGTTGTGAAGGATAATATTCACCTCACTTACAAATATAAGAATCGTAATCAGGCTTTTAAGCAAGTTGAAAATTTACAGGATAAAATTATTAATCATGTTATTGATGATGTATTGTTTGGGAATGTAGGTGAGCTTAAGAATATTGAGAAGACAACATCTAAGATTATTAATGATACTTTGGTTAATGAAAGAAAAAGAATTCATAGAATTGATGATAGGTTTGTTAATCATGCTGTTAAATCTAATGTGGAAATTTTCTCAGGATTTTTCAATAATAGGTTGAATAATATTAAGTATTCATTGCAATTGAGGATTGAGGAAGAGTTAAGGAAGAATAGTATTAGGAATTTGTCTGACAGTGAAATTAGGAAGATTTTAAGTGAGAAGTATGCTGATACAGGTAAGGCAAGATTAAAAAATATTGTTAAGGATTCTATTCATACTAATGAGTCTAATATTAGTTTTATTCAAGCATTAAATGAGGGTTATAGTTATAAGGTTTGGATGAATGGTCGTAGTAAAGGTAAGACTCGTGCTTGGCATCGTGCAAGGATTATTGCTTCTGTTCCTATTGATGAATACTTTGATATTTATGGTTCTTATCATGCTGAGTTAATGTATCCTGGTGATTTGAATGGTGGTGCTGAAAATGTAGCTAACTGCGGATGCTGGTTAAGATATACTAATCGTACTCCAAGTAATCTAAAAAATAAAAGTTCTTTTAATATTCCACATAGTTCTTACTTGTATGGTAAGAATAATAGCGGTATTAAGCAGAATGCTTTGAAGGTAACTTCTAAAATTGGAAATAAGATAACTAGAACTATATCAAACATAGGTAATAAGATTAAAAATACTGGAAGTAAAATTACTGAAAAAGTTAAACAAACTAAAATTAGTATTAATCATTTTAAGAACAATATTAAAAGTAAAATTGTAGAAAAAGAAGTGCAAAGATTAATGAAACAATATAAAAGTTATGAATTAGAATTTGAAAGAGATTTAATAGGAACAAGAAATAAATTATTGGAATTATATTCTATTCCAGATAATCTTAAGAGTTGTGAAGTGGAAAAACTAGTTGAGTATGGTATTGATTCTTCTTGGTTGATGGAATATATGCGAAAAACTAGATTGTTTTCATATAATGAAATAAAATATTTTGAAGATTATTTATTTAATTTGAATAATGGAATTAATAAATATGATAATCTTAAAGTTCCAACAAAGTTAGATAGAAGAGTTAATGATGATTTTTTCATTGTGGATGTTGGAAAAATAGGAGTATTTGAAACTCCAGTTTCAACAACTTTTAATCCTTCTTTAAATAAAAAATTTGGAGAGTTTCATATATCTATTTTAGCACCTATTGGAACTAATGGTGCTTATATTGAAGGAATAATGCAAAAAGAGAATTTTTCCCCTCATCTTGATGAGTGGGTATTATTAAATAATATGAAATATAAAACATTATATAAAAATTATAACTCTAAAGAGGCAGTAATTTTAATATTGTAA